AGCGCGTCGATCAACTTGCGTTTTGACACACCTAACACAAGCGCAGCTTGTTTAATATCAATAGGTATCTCACACCAATCGGGTAGCGGCGGCATCAATCTTCCTCTCGTGGGAGTTCGAAATTTTTCTCTATGGTTCTTATTGCGTCGGCCGGTCTACTTAAAATGTTGCCTATCTCTACGCAGCTAAGACCGGTCTGGAGCATGCGGTTTACCATCTTTGCCTGCGACGTTAGCGGCTTAGGTTTGTCTTTTTTTGGCCTACCGCCTTTGCCACCACGTTCCTTAGCCAACGCAGTTCCGGTGGCAGCGCTGGTACTGCCCCACATTTTGCGCGCTCTGGCGTTTTCAATAACTGCCGCGTGTGCCATGGCATCGCGCAGTTCGTCCACTGTTCTAAACTGCATTTCTAGCCTTTCCTGTTTCCGCTACTGGAACTTCCGCTAGACCGCTTCCATCCATTAGTTTGTGGTATTTGAGTTCGTAGCAGCGAGCCTGTCCTGTTGGCACAGTAGACCCCTTGCCGATATACATTCGTGGGTTCACGCTTCCATCGGACTGGTACACAAGGTAGCCAGCGCGATCTAATTCTTCGCGGATAGCAGAAGGCGCTACGCTGTTCTCTTTACACCAGTCGGCGATTGCGTTGATTGTGATGTACACCTTCTTATCTTCTGTACATACGCGGCCTACTGCTGGGCCTCGCAACACCACAGCGGGGTCTTCTTTGCGAGCGCTGTTGTTGTACATTTTGCGGGTAATGATGAGTCGACCGTGAAGGGTGCCAATAAAGGAGGCGAGGTGCTCTCTTATATCGACGTTAACTTCTCTGCGATTATCCCGCATCAGCTTGACTTGGTTCACCGCCCACTTCTTCATGACGTTCACGTCGAAGGTAATCAGCCCTAGCTTTTTAGCGATCAGCCCTGCAACAAGCGCGGTCACGATTGTGTCTCGATAGAAGCGCTCCTTGTTATCGTCATCGCTCTGCGGGTTGAACTTGGCCCGTGCTGCTGACAGCTGCCGCCGCACCCAGTCGGGGTTCTTCATAATAAAACGAATGTAGGGAAGACACGCCTCGCCATACACGTTGTCCATGTGGTGCTCCACGAAGGTCTGCGTGATGTCGGGAAACACATTCTTTCTAAAGTTCTCGGGTAGTGACACCTCAAAAAACCGTAGCTGCGTAGCCTCAACTCTGTACCCAGCTGGCAGCTTAGCAATGCTTTCTAGGATGCTGTCGTTTGAGGTAATGAAGCTGTTCTTGAACCACTCCTTGCCCACGGTGGCGAAAGACCCATTCGATGAAAGCCGCTCCTTGTCTCGCCCATTTGCAAGAGCGTACCCAGTGCGCGTAATCTCTTCGGGCGGTCTACCCGAAAACTCGTCAAGCAAGAGCGGCACCGCCCCTGTGGCTGCGATCCGTTTTATCGCCGCGTTCAGCGTGGAACCTTGATCGTTAGTCTGCTTGTTCATCAGCTTTGGGTTTCCGTAAAAGCCGCAAGCGATCTTAGTCGCTGTTGTCTTGCCGGTACCTCCAGCGCCAGTGAACGCCAAGGGTAAACCATGCCAGTTAGAAGACCCCATTAACTCCACAAGGACCGAACCCATGGAATGACAGAGCGCGAACTGAAACGGCTCGGCACCTTTGCGGTTGTACAAGGTGTCAATGTTGGCAACCCACTCTTCAAGAGTACCGCTCTGACCGAAGTCAACGGCTACGTCTGGTGGTATCTGACTATCGCACAGTACCTCTTTTGATCCTTTCTCGGTAATCATTTTGGTGCCCATGACAAAGCCCTTACGGTCTTCCGTCCAACCAAACTGTTCGTAGGTTTTGGTTTCTACTTTGTATTTTTGCAGTGTCTCAATCAGGGTCTGCGCAAACTCAGCCATGTCGCCCCTCGCGTTTCTTGAATTAACTAAAAAGACTTCGTTGCTGGCAAATGTCTCAGCCATTTGGCTAGGCGAGGCCAGTTCCGATGTTGGCATAAAGAACTCGCGCCACCGGCCATTCTTTTCTTTAGCTCGCCAGTGAACAACCCACGTGCCCTCGCTGTTACGAATGCGGTTGATCGGATACACCAGTAGCCTTGAAAACTTACGCCATGTTACAATTCCGTCGGCGTCAGTGACCGACCGTGACAGGTGCTGTCCATCCCATGTCCAACCTGTGGCGGGCCAGTGTGGTATAACCTGACCCTCGACCATCGTCGGCGTCGGTACCGCAGCGCTGGCGTCGTCTTCGACGACTGTCTCATACGCGACGGGGTCGGCTTCTTCGCTTGCGCCTAACTGTATGGGGAACTTACATTTGTCTGCGACAGGGCAGTCAGCCTTGCAGCTTACTATCTTATCCATTTCGTCACAGGACGTCGGACCTACTTCCCACTGATCTATTTTAACTTGGGTTTCTTCGTAGGTGTAGCCATCGTAGCCACTGCTCCATTCATGTATTTTGTCTTCGCCATCGACACACATCTTGATTGCGCCTATAGCACGGTGCCAATGCGGCTCTTCCAAGTTACCTTGGCTATCACGCAAAGCTCGAACAGCGTTGCAATGTTCGGCTACCTTTTCAGCATCAGACGCTGGGTAGTTTTGCTTGAGGACTCCGAAACCCTTCTTACCTTTAGGCGTGTGCTTGGGCGCAGGGGTAATATTATTTTGGTCAATAAACGCTTGCATACGTTCTCGGATTAGCCCAGCCGAATAACTTTCGCCTTTCTTAATGAGCTTCACAGGGATCGGCTCTGCATACTTTTTATTGTGTGTGCCAATGGGGCGCAGAACTCTTGCCGCGTCCATATCAACAGCGGTGTCAATCTTCATGCCCAGAAAACTGGTGATGTCTCTCTTGAGCGATGCAAGCTCTGTCCATGTGTCTGTACGAACCGGCTCTTTTAGATTGAAGTATGCGTGGTAGCCGCCGCCGCTATCCACAATCGTAGGCTTTAACCGCAACGCTTGCGCTAGTTTGACGATGTCAGCAATCGCTTCTTTTTTACTATCGTACTTTTTAGGTTTATCGGGGTCTACATCGTAGTCATCGTACAGCACCTTGCACCAGTCAGCGTTCTCTTGAGTGCGCAAACGACGATTGCCGTTACCGTCTTCGTACCAGTCGTTGAACGAGTGCAGAGCCACGTAGACTTCTTCAGTTTGATCTAATTTTACTGCTTGGTCAGCAGCCTCGGCGATGGTTGTAAACTTGCGGTTCTGCCACCATTCTCTACCGTTTTCTTTTTTCAGAATTGAAAGGACAATATTTCCGTCGGGTGGCAGCAGCCACTCCAGAAACTCCAGCGTCTCCATATCTCACCTATGTGTTTACGTGTTAGCAGAATGGTAGCCGAAAAAGCTCCGGCTACCTAGAGGTTTGATTGGTTACGCGTCTTCAAAATCCAAGTTATCCAAAGCATCGTCGATGTCGTTGAAGTCCTCTACGGATTTGGCCTCAGCCTTCGGTTTTGCCTTAGCCGCTGGCTTGGACTTTTTTGGCGCTGGTTCGTCGAACTCATCAGCCTCACCAGCTGTATCAGCTGCGCTTTCAAAGCCTGTTGCAAAGCCCTCAGACTGCGAGTTGAACCCGCCTTCCATGACGTCGAACGCAGAGCGTTTTCTCATCACTGCCAAGTCTATGACTTGTACCTGACGAAGACGAAGAGATACGCCGCAGCCATCCATACGAGATGGATCGTACACTACCAGTGAAACCAACACATTGATCTTAGACCCCGTCGTAAGCATGAAGTCTTTTGGTAGATCGTTGTTACTGGCGTCAAACTGATCGACGCTGGTGGTTTCTTTGTTGAACGCACCTTTGAGCTTTGTGCGAATAACGTATTCCCCGTTATCGTTTAGGTCAAAGACATCAGCAGAGGCGGGAAACTCACCCCAGTCTGCTTGCTTGCGTTCAGCGTACGCAGCCTTCATTGCTTTGTAGACTGGCGCGGCCTGCGCTTTGGTAAGCGCCAAAGACATGGTGTACTCGGCACCATCATCCAAAGGGTCACAAGCAATACGTTCTTGCTTGGTGCCGTTCTTCACAAACTTGTAAGTTTGATTGATACGAGGGTAGAGAGCGGTTGCTCCAGAGATAATAAGGGTGGCATTTTTATCAGCCATTGTAAGCCTCCTAGCTTTTTTAGTGGGTGTAACCGTCGACCGGTTCGAACATGGGCGCTCGAACATTTGACAGCTGGATTAGGTTCTCCAATTCCCCATCGTCGAGGAACCGAACAACTCTAAATGATAAGAGATCATGCGTTTCTGTAGTTTCTGTTATTACATTTGTAACAACGTCTTTTACATTGCAGCCTCTGTCTTTGAGTGACTTGTCGTAATCGCGTAGTGCTCTTAGAGAAGTCGACGAAACCCGCATCTGATACTTAGATGTATCGTCTGGCGCGAGTAACGATAGCCATGCAAACTCACCACATGCTTTGGCGCGTTTACCGTTTGGCGTTATGAGCGAACCCCACTGGTTTTGTGTGCAGACCGCGCATTTCTTTGCTTGTGGCGCAAGAGCCATATCGGAAGGTATTTTTCCGTCTTCAGACATGCATAAAATCGTGTCGTCTTTGTAATACGAACGTAAGCAGTCGTCTAAAGATAGAATAATATACTCCATTACTTGCGCCTAAAGTTAACGACTTGCGCTTCCGACCAGTTAACTCCCGGTGGAAGATCGTCGTGTGCGTCACGGTACTCTTGTACGGCTTTTTTGTTTACGCGCCGCTCAAGTAACTCCCAAGCATCTTGCTGTTTGACATGCCCTAGGAACACTTCAAAGTCAGCGACCGTAGCCGTTGATCTGGTAGACCTATAAGCAGTGCCGTGATCGCGGGAAGATACGTTATCAATACCACGTTCATTGAACCGACGTAGGAACTCTACTTCGATCTTGTTCTGCTTATCTTTGTCTTCCGCGTCGTCAGCGTCGTATGCTGCCTTGCGTTGTGCGCGTCGGTCACGCAGTGCGATGAATATTTTTAGTAATGAAGCATCATCAAGCTCCGACACTTTCGCCATATGCAGTCTCCTTTTTATTGACGATCCATAAATTGACGTCCTGTTCATCCCACCGGAGTGTTTTCTGGTGGACGTTTATTGGTTTTGGAAACGACGCTTCACGGTGCTTTAACTGGTAGAAAGCGCCTTTAGTCATTCCAAGTTTTGCCGCGACCTGATTTGAATTCAAAAGATTCATGGGAGTACCTTTACATGTGTTTACACGTTAACACATATTACTCCTTGAGACAGCGGTCAAGCAATAAGCGGCTCTCGATGTGCTTTTACTTCATCAAGAAGCGCGCCTTGTAACTTTTGTTTTTTCTGTAGCCGTTTATAAATACGCCGTTCTACGGGCGTACCTTCCAGCATAATTATAAAGTTGTTCATCTTCTGGCCCGGTCTGTTGATACGACCGTTAGCCTGTTCAAACACTTCATTACTGGTAACGCAGCTGTACCAGACAATCGTACTGGCTGCGGTCAATGTCAGGCCGTGGCTCATGGCGGCTGGTTGTGCCACCAAGACTTTAGGTTCTGAGCTAGACTGAAATGCTTTAAATATCCTATCACGCTCTGACTTTTTAACGTCGCCGTAGATCACCTCTACGCTGAAGTCTTTGCGCAGTTCGTCGGCAACCATGTGTACAGATGATATGTAAGGTACAAACACGATCACCTTACCCTCTGCGGAATGCACGATAGACCTCGTTTCCTCGATGCGTGGTGTAGCTGGTATTGTTACAGTCTCACCATCGTTGGTGTATACGGCACCGCATGCAATCTGTACCAGCTTGCCCATCTTCACCGCCTCATTGACAGCGGTGATTTCTCCGTCATCAGCCTCAGCGCGTAGCTTAGTCAGCATGTCTTTATATGCTTTTTGCTGCTCCTTGGTTAACTGAACATCGCGGGTCTCAAACATAACAGGCGGTAAGTCTAAGCACTCGTCGCGTGTAAAGCGTACTGCTGGCTGCATAACCTCGCGCACTATCTCTGTGGCATCGGGTTTAGGTATCCACTGGAACTGACTTAGCTGTTTCATAACCTGTGCCTTAAACCTACCAAAATACGGCGGTACGTTCTGCGGCGAGATAAGTTTACATTGCGCCCATGCGTCTGTCGGTGCGTTTGGAGTGGGCGTACCAGACAGCGCCCAACACGATCTAGGCTTTGCGTGTTTATTTACGACGGTGTTAATTGCTTTCCACTTAGCCGTGCTTGCGTTGCGAGCGCACTGTGCCACCTCGTCTACGATAACCAGATCGACGTCACTGCGGTTTTTTAAATACGGGGCGATAATTCCGACGCCGTCGTGGTTCACGATGTACACATCGAAGTCCTCTTCCAACAGCTTCAGTCGCTTCTGCTTTGTGCCATGCAGAACACCAAAGGTCAGGTGTGGGAAGTGGTTGAATAGTTCGTCGGCCCAAGTACGCTCAAGCGTTGATAGCGGAGAAATAATGAGCGCCTTGTTTAGTTGGCCGACACCGCGCAAATAATCATATGCCCACAAGGCAGCGAGTGATTTACCCGTACCAAGTTCGCTTAGATTAAACGCACGTTTATGGATCGAGAGAAACGCAGCTGCCTCTTTCTGCGCTTTAAACGGTGTGAACCTTCCCGACCAGTTATAGTATGAACGAATGGGTGCAGGGGCGTTGAAGCCCAAGTTGCGTAGCAAAATCGTCTCGGCGGTCTTATGTGGCACTGCTATAAGCGGATTGCCTTTGACGCTGAACGGTTTCGCAGAAGGTAGCGCATTAAGAATGCGATCAGGGTTTCTGGTTTTCAGTATCAGGGCTTGTTTTTCGGGCCATACCAGCATGTTGCTCTTCCTCGTCTATCTGTCTGATGCGTTCATCGCAGATGTGTTTGATCTTTTCGTAGTCCAGTCGGCGTTCGCCTTTATTGCGTAGGATGCGCTTTACGATGTCTGCATCCCAAGGATTGAGTTTGTACTCGTACCAAATATCCCACGGCTGAATGGTGCGTGTGGAGTAGTCAGACTTACCAATGTGGTATTCACGCGGGTTCATTTCTTCCCCTTCGTGTACATCGAAGGCCG